AATGTAATACCCTTTGCCACACTCAAGTTCAACCAAATAATTCGACCACATAACGTATCTGTTGCCGTTATGGTCTAAGATGTTTGCCATGGGTTTGCCTGCTTTGATTGTTCGTCTTTCGAATTTACTACAGATGATTGCCTTGACGTCACGACCATTTGCTAAATTCGTGTTATATGCCCTGAGTGGGTCTTCAAATGAACACCCAAGGTATTTATACCTAATAGTACTTACAGGCACCTTACATAGAACGCCTTGGCAAAGATTGACGAATGGAAAGCCAAGTTGGTGGAACATGAGAAATTGATGTCTCAATTTGCCAAGGCGTTCTTTCGGTTATTATCATAAGACTTATACTCAGGGATTAATGCCATTAACCCACTAGTATCACCCAAGAAGTCTAATGCACCACTACCGACTAGACCCTCAAGCTGTAGCTTTGTGTATTTACTAAAGATGGCATCAATGGTATATTCCTGTGGCTTTTCAATCTTGTTAATACCACGGATATACGAAAGTCCTACTCGGATGGAATTCCCCTGTACTGTCCACTCACGTTCGCTATACCGAAGGTCAGGTGGTAAAATCTCGATGCCCTTGCGTTTAATCTCTTGAATATACGGAAGTATTTTCTCCTGATTGCCATCTTCGGAATTAATGGTTGCCACATAGAATTCAAGCGGATAGTGAGCCTTGAGATATGCCGTAATGTATGCCATGTATCCGTATGATTGACTGTGAGAGTTGCATACGACTAAACCATTGTTTACAACAAATGTATGGTTCGGATGTGCCATTTCTACGTCATAAACATCTTCAACACCGACGTATGTGATAGACTTGATTTTGTCCAATAATACATCATATAACTCCAGATGGTATCAAACAACTACAACAGTTGTCAGTCGGCGATATGTTATATACTAAAGGCGAACAAGTCGAAGATGGATATGAAAGAACCGCCTTCTGTTTCCACGAGATATACATCGTTTTTACCCTTATAGTAGATGTCAACAATATCATTAATTTTAATTCTGTCGTCAACCATACTAAGGGATTTACCATAGCCATTTCTACGGTACTTACCACTCAATGCTGTGTGACCGTTCTTTTTCGCCCAATCATTATCATGCATTGTTTTATACATTTCTGCGACCGTCAATGGTTTATGACGACATTTATCACGATACAGCACAGTATCACCAGAGATACAATGGTTAAACGAGTAAGAACCTGCTGCAACAATCATGTCTAAAATCTGTTGTGCAACCTCTGGGTCTGTACCTGTGGATTTTGCACGTTCGATAAACTCGCCTGTAATCTGTTGCATTAAATCATGGTCTTTTTTACCAATGGCTCTACGAACGGTGTCAGCTTCTGCCATACTGTAACCACCAATTACTTGTACAACTTTCATAATGTCTTCTTGATACAACATAATACCATATGTTTCAGACAAGACATCTTTGAGTCGTGGGTCTAAATATTCAAACGGCTTACCATTTCTTCGGTCAATAAACTCTTGTAATGTACCACCAAGAATACATGCTGGTCTATATAACGCAACAACAGAAATTAAGTCAACGAAAGACTTTGGTGCAATATCTTTGAGAACTTGAGTCATCCCATATGATTTCATTTGGAATACACCAAGCGTATCGCCTTTACGTAATAGCTCAAGAGTTTTCTCATCATTCCACGGTAGATTAATTAAATCTAAGGTGTCCTTAACGCCTGCGATAGTGACACAATCGTCAATTACATCTAATGTTCTCAACCCAAGAATATCCTCTTTAAGAAATCCCATGGACTCCAAATGTTTAAAGTTTGTGGATGCCACATATGTTTCTTCTTTTGTTTTAGAATCTTTTTGCATTTCTAGGGAGCAATATTTTGTAATATCTTGATTTGATACAATAACTGCTGATGCATGCTTACCAAAGCCAGTCATAATACCAACCAATTGTTTTGCCAAAGCAAATAACTCTGGATATTTATGGTCATTCACATGCTCTAGTTTAGCATGCTCTAGTTCATCATCGTAGAAATCTTCGTCATCATCAAATGATACACTCTTAATCTTTTTTGAATACGCATCTGCAATATCTTTATCAATCCCAAGGCATCGTGCGGCTTCCTTGAGTGCACCTGCTGCTTTCATATAAGAGAATGTACGACATTGGTATACATATTTGTATTTCTCTTTTAAATATTCAATGACTTCCGCACGTCTTACTTGCGAGCAATCATTGTCGACATCGGCTGGAGATACACGATTTGGGTTCGCAAACCGTTCAAAATATAAGTTATTTTTGATGGCATCCAAACCGACAATATCGAGTAAATATGCACACTCACATCCTCCAATTGAACCTCTTCCGACCTGAGATACTGGAATACCTCGGTCACGACAAGCATCGAGTAAATCTTTGGTAATCAACAAATAGTCCATATACCCAACTTGTTCCAGAATATCAATCTCGTGTAGCACACGTTCGTCTACCTGTTTTTTGAATTCAGGCGTCACTCTGTTCAGAATCTTTTGTTTATACCCATCACGCAACGCCTGTAGAAACACAGGTTTGACATCTCCGTCTTTTACAAACTTAGGGTAGACATCTAAGTCAAAATTCACCTTGGCATTGCATTTATCGAATACCTTGTTAGTGTTTTCAACCATTGTTTCAACCATTTCAACACCAAATTGTGGATACAGACGGTCAAACACTTGTGCTTCCGATTGTATAAAGAAGTCATTTGAACCATAGTATTGGTCTTCGTTATCATCTTTTGAACGACCACGGAACGCTTTGTGCAACTCATAGTCTTCTTCATACACATAATGAGAATCACAAGCGGCAATCAATGGTACATCATATTTTAAACTCATGTCTGCCACCATTGCATTAAAACTCTTTTGGTCTTCATGTTGATACGTATGAATTTCAAAATATAAGTCATCACCAAAGATGTCTTTAAACTGGGGAATCAGAGATTCTCGATTATCTCCCTTGAGCCATCCACCCATGCAAGCAGATGTACAGATTAATCCCTCTGAGTACTGCTTGATTAAGTCCAAATCAATTCTTGACTTGTAATAATAATGTTTATGTGCTTCTGTTGTCAGCTTAAATAAATTCTCAAGACCTGTTTGGTTTTTTGCAAGAAACAGTATATGAGAATACGATTTATCTTTAATTGACACATCATATGTATAATACAACTCTGAACCAAAGACCATCTTTAAGTCTGTCTGATGTTTCTTATTGTATTTCTGTAGATGAACATATGTATCAATCAAGCCTGAACAACCATTGTGGTCTGTCAGTGCAAACCCTCGTTGACCCAATTCATGTACACGCTTAATGATGCCATCTACAGAACTGATGGCATCTTTCATACCATAGTTTGAAAACTGAGAATGTAAATGTAGATGAATAAAGTTATCTGCCATAAATTGTCCTCCTGTTGAAAAATGTTTTTATTTACTATTGACATTATACACCATATGACGTATAATTGCAAGTGAAGACGATTGGTTCTTCAAAAGTATTTTTCCAACGGAAGGAACAAAAGAATATGGCAAAAGTAGTAGACAAAATCGTTGATGTAATGACACCAGTTGGTGAGTCTGTTTTCTGTAAAATCAATGGTATCGTTGATGATTACATGGGTCAAAACAAGTACACCATCACGATGACTCTTGGTGAGAAAGAAGCCAAGGCATTACAAAAACAATATTGTTTTTGTAATGCCTTGGCTTCTTTCTCACCAAGAGTCATCGTGATGGTGTACTTGTTTTGACCCATGTAATCATCAACGATACCATTGATTTTACAGAAAACAGACTCACCAACTGGTGTCATTACATCAACGATTTTGTCTACTACTTTTGCCATATTCTTTTGTTCCTTCCGTTGGAAAAATACTTTTGAAGAACCAATCGTCTTCACTTGCAATTATACGTCATATGGTGTATAATGTCAATAGTAAATAAAAACATTTTTCAACAGGAGGACAATTTATGGCAGATAACTTTATTCATCTACATTTACATTCTCAGTTTTCAAACTATGGTATGAAAGATGCCATCAGTTCTGTAGATGGCATCATTAAGCGTGTACATGAATTGGGTCAACGAGGGTTTGCACTGACAGACCACAATGGTTGTTCAGGCTTGATTGATACATATGTTCATCTACAGAAATACAATAAGAAACATCAGACAGACTTAAAGATGGTCTTTGGTTCAGAGTTGTATTATACATATGATGTGTCAATTAAAGATAAATCGTATTCTCATATACTGTTTCTTGCAAAAAACCAAACAGGTCTTGAGAATTTATTTAAGCTGACAACAGAAGCACATAAACATTATTATTACAAGTCAAGAATTGATTTGGACTTAATCAAGCAGTACTCAGAGGGATTAATCTGTACATCTGCTTGCATGGGTGGATGGCTCAAGGGAGATAATCGAGAATCTCTGATTCCCCAGTTTAAAGACATCTTTGGTGATGACTTATATTTTGAAATTCATACGTATCAACATGAAGACCAAAAGAGTTTTAATGCAATGGTGGCAGACATGAGTTTAAAATATGATGTACCATTGATTGCCGCTTGTGATTCTCATTATGTGTATGAAGAAGACTATGAGTTGCACAAAGCGTTCCGTGGTCGTTCAAAAGATGATAACGAAGACCAATACTATGGTTCAAATGACTTCTTTATACAATCGGAAGCACAAGTGTTTGACCGTCTGTATCCACAATTTGGTGTTGAAATGGTTGAAACAATGGTTGAAAACACTAACAAGGTATTCGATAAATGCAATGCCAAGGTGAATTTTGACTTAGATGTCTACCCTAAGTTTGTAAAAGACGGAGATGTCAAACCTGTGTTTCTACAGGCGTTGCGTGATGGGTATAAACAAAAGATTCTGAACAGAGTGACGCCTGAATTCAAAAAACAGGTAGACGAACGTGTGCTACACGAGATTGATATTCTGGAACAAGTTGGGTATATGGACTATTTGTTGATTACCAAAGATTTACTCGATGCTTGTCGTGACCGAGGTATTCCAGTATCTCAGGTCGGAAGAGGTTCAATTGGAGGATGTGAGTGTGCATATTTACTCGATATTGTCGGTTTGGATGCCATCAAAAATAACTTATATTTTGAACGGTTTGCGAACCCAAATCGTGTATCTCCAGCCGATGTCGACAATGATTGCTCGCAAGTAAGACGTGCGGAAGTCATTGAATATTTAAAAGAGAAATACAAATATGTATACCAATGTCGTACATTCTCTTATATGAAAGCAGCAGGTGCACTCAAGGAAGCCGCACGATGCCTTGGGATTGATAAAGATATTGCAGATGCGTATTCAAAAAAGATTAAGAGTGTATCATTTGATGATGACGAAGATTTCTACGATGATGAACTAGAGCATGCTAAACTAGAGCATGTGAATGACCATAAATATCCAGAGTTATTTGCTTTGGCAAAACAATTGGTTGGTATTATGACTGGCTTTGGTAAGCATGCATCAGCAGTTATTGTATCAAATCAAGATATTACAAAATATTGCTCCCTAGAAATGCAAAAAGATTCTAAAACAAAAGAAGAAACATATGTGGCATCCACAAACTTTAAACATTTGGAGTCCATGGGATTTCTTAAAGAGGATATTCTTGGGTTGAGAACATTAGATGTAATTGACGATTGTGTCACTATCGCAGGCGTTAAGGACACCTTAGATTTAATTAATCTACCGTGGAATGATGAGAAAACTCTTGAGCTATTACGTAAAGGCGATACGCTTGGTGTATTCCAAATGAAATCATATGGGATGACTCAAGTTCTCAAAGATATTGCACCAAAGTCTTTCGTTGACTTAATTTCTGTTGTTGCGTTATATAGACCAGCATGTATTCTTGGTGGTACATTACAAGAGTTTATTGACCGAAGAAATGGTAAGCCGTTTGAATATTTAGACCCACGACTCAAAGATGTCTTGTCTGAAACATATGGTATTATGTTGTATCAAGAAGACATTATGAAAGTTGTACAAGTAATTGGTGGTTACAGTATGGCAGAAGCTGACACCGTTCGTAGAGCCATTGGTAAAAAAGACCATGATTTAATGCAACAGATTACAGGCGAGTTTATCGAACGTGCAAAATCCACAGGTACAGACCCAGAGGTTGCACAACAGATTTTAGACATGATTGTTGCAGCAGGTTCTTACTCGTTTAACCATTGTATCTCTGGTGATACTGTGCTGTATCGTGATAAATGTCGTCATAAACCATTGACGGTCGCAGAAATGTATAAAACAATGCATGATAATGATTGGGCGAAAAAGAACGGTCACACAGCATTGAGTGGTAAGTACCGTAGAAATGGCTATGGTAAATCCCTTAGTATGGTTGACGACAGAATTAAAATTAATGATATTGTTGACATCTACTATAAGGGTAAAAACGATGTATATCTCGTGGAAACAGAAGGCGGTTCTTTCATATCCATCTTCGACTTGTTCGCCTTTAGTATATAACATATCGCCGACTGACAACTGTTGTAGTTGTTTGATACCATCTGGAGTTATATGATGTATTATTGGACAAAATCAAGTCTATCACATACGTCGGTGTTGAAGATGTTTATGACGTAGAAATGGCACATCCGAACCATACATTTGTTGTAAACAATGGTTTAGTCGTATGCAACTCTCACAGTCAATCATACGGATACATGGCATACATTACGGCATATCTCAAGGCTCACTATCCGCTTGAATTCTATGTGGCAACCATTAATTCCGAAGATGGCAATCAGGAGAAAATACTTCCGTATATTCAAGAGATTAAACGCAAGGGCATCGAGATTTTACCACCTGACCTTCGGTATAGCGAACGTGAGTGGACAGTACAGGGGAATTCCATCCGAGTAGGACTTTCGTATATCCGTGGTATTAACAAGATTGAAAAGCCACAGGAATATACCATTGATGCCATCTTTAGTAAATACACAAAGCTACAGCTTGAGGGTCTAGTCGGTAGTGGTGCATTAGACTTCTTGGGTGATACTAGTGGGTTAATGGCATTAATCCCTGAGTATAAGTCTTATGATAATAACCGAAAGAACGCCTTGGCAAATTGAGACATCAATTTCTCATGTTCCACCAACTTGGCTTTCCATTCGTCAATCTTTGCCAAGGCGTTCTATGTAAGGTGCCTGTAAGTACTATTAGGTATAAATACCTTGGGTGTTCATTTGAAGACCCACTCAGGGCATATAACACGAATTTAGCAAATGGTCGTGACGTCAAGGCAATCATCTGTAGTAAATTCGAAAGACGAACAATCAAAGCAGGCAAACCCATGGCAAACATCTTAGACCATAACGGCAACAGATACGTTATGTGGTCGAATTATTTGGTTGAACTTGAGTGTGGCAAAGGGTATTACATT